CTACCTCCCTGGGCTCACGCTGCGGCGCTCATCGGCTTCGGCTCCGCAGGTTCGCCGGGCTCGGCTTCACCGTTCGGCGGCGTCGGCGGCTGCCAATTCCTTATCGCGTCTTCGTCGAGGACCAGCTCGGTCTGGAACATGACCTTGTTCTGGTTGAGGTTATCGGCCGCCCACGCAAGCAGCGTCGCCTTGTTCTCCGGATCGAGCAACGGCGCGATAGCTTCGACCGCTGCGATGACGCCTTTCAGCTTGACGTCCTCGGTCTTCGCCTTCTCCGAATCAGGCTCGGTCAGGAGGTTCGGCCACGGCGCATCGAACGAGTTGCTCCAGTCGTAGTACATCTGGGCATAACCCTTCGACCCAACGTACTCGGGGAACTTCTTCTTGACCCGCTCGTAGAAGGCAACGCTCCACGCCCGGCGCCGCACGATCTCGTCGAAGAAGGCGTAGGTCGGCCCCATCTCGGTCCGGAGGCCGTCGATGTAATGAGCGATGTTCTTTGCGTCTTCGGTTCCCTCGCCGAAACCGGCGACCATGGTTTCATTCTCCAGGAACCATGCCGGCATGTCGGCCGACGTCGCGATGTTCTTTAGGACGTTCGTCCGCGCGATCCCGTACGCGCCGTCAAGGTTCTGCATGTTCAGCGTCGTGATCTCTTCGTTGACGCCGATGCTCAAAACGTTCCCAACCACCGCATCGCGGACCATGCCGCGCTTAACGCCGGCAATCAGTCCCATCACGTTATCGATGATCGAGCCAGGGCTCTCCTGCTTCGAGATCAGGACGCCGGCCTTCCGCGTAATCATATCGTCGGTCAGCATCGTCTGAACGAACGACTTCAGCGGGTAGAGCGCGCGCTGGTAAACGGAGCGGCCGACATAGCCGAAGGCCGATGTCGTGTAACTGATGTAAATAGGCTCTTCGTTGAGAACGACATTCACCCGGCTCGGATGATAGTTCGTTCCCATAACCCGGACGCCGTTCGTCGCCTTCTGGAAGTCAAAGGCATTCGGGTTCTGATTTAAGACGAGCGATCCGGCCGTGTTCAACGGATCGAAGACGTTGAACGCAATCTTCAGGTCGGGCCAGCTCTCCGGGCGAATCGGCCGGTCGGTCGGCGTCGAGTCTTCGGTTACGACCGCAACACTCGCGACACCGTAGGCACGCGACTGCGCCTTGACGTTCAGGATCGCGGCGTCGACGTTCAGCGCCTTCCACTCGTCCTCGAATGCCTCGCGAACCATGTCGCTCGCCGGGCCTGCCTGGACGCTGACTTCGCGCAGCTGCGATTGCGCCAGCTTGACCGGGCTGCGCGCCATCTTCGCGCCCAGGGGGTGATACTGGAGAATCGCCTTGCACGCCTGATAAGACGGCTCGTCTCCCGGCGCGATCTCCGCGCAGGTCAGGAAGGTCGATAGCGGCCCACCGAGCGGCGAGCCGTCGAAGCTGATCGAGGACATTAGATAACCATGCTCGGCGCATTCGCCGGGAAGACGTGGATCAGCCAGAATGCCTGATTTTCCATTGCCGCCTCGCGAGCATCCTTCCTATCCGAGCCTCGATTGATCCCCAGCGCACGCTCGCGAACGACCTCGGACGAAGCGGTCTCGACTATGTCGACGCGCGAGAAGAACTCGTAACCGCTGCCAAGATTAATGCGTTCCATCATGCAACCTTGCGCCGCGATGTAGCACGTCGTAAACGAGCGTTGGCGGTCATCGATTTCTTAACCGCCTTCGACCGTCTTGCAGCTTCAGCCTCTTCGCGGTCGGTTAGTGCTGCCACATAATTTTCGAGCGTCTTCGACTTCGGGATCGTCGCCGTCGTCACATCGACCGCGGCAGTCGGGCAGCGCGTGACGCCCTTCTTCGCGATATATGCTGCTATGGCTGCGTCTTCACCGGCGATCTTATCGGGTGCCGCAACTTTGCTTTTCGACGACGACCGAAATACCCAACCGAATGCGTTCTTCGAACGAGCAGGTGTGGTGCTTATAGGTTTACCGCCTGCACACGCGACACAATTATAGGTCCTGACGTATCGCTCAACCCCACCACACTTTTTACAGACAGTCGTTCCGCGATACTTCGTCTGCCCTGCCGCGATTGCAGCTGCACGCTCTGGCGACGTACTCTTCATGCCTTAGCCATCCGCTTTGCCCGCCGTGCGATCTCGCGCGCGCCCTGGTGCGGGCGGTAGCCGAGCTGGCAGCGTCGATTCTCGCCCGGCGCAAGCGCAGCCTTCGCAGCATCGAGCCGCGCCTTCGGCGATGCCCCTGCTTCGCCAGCGACGATCTCGGCAGCCAAAGCCTTCGGCGGGACGTGCTGGCGCGCGGTCCGGAAGCGAGCAGGCTCGCTCTTGAGCGGTGCGTTATCCGAAGGCGGATCGGGCTTACGCGCCGCGGCTTCAGCCTGCGCCATCAGAAACGTCGCGGAGGCGGTCGAAAGGATCGGTGTTGGGCTCATGCGCTGATCAACTCTTTTGCTTTATCGAACGAAACCATGCAGCCGTAGAGCGGACCCGAGAGCCGGTCGGCAACCGCGCGAAGGTGTTTCTCGACCTGACTACGGTAGATGTTCGCCGCAGCCAGGAACGCGAACTCGGCACGATGCGCCGGAAGCTCCTCATCGAAGCGAAACGCCGCGCTGCTCAGATACTGTTCCCACCATGCGTCGGGCGAAGCACCCTGGCGATCAGAATGAACACTCTCGTGCACTCGAAGTGCATCAGGGATAATGCCGCCACTCGGGTTGTAGATCGTATCCCCGAACGTGAAGATCACCCCTTGCTTCCGAGCATGCGAAAAGATGCTCACGATGGCGCGGAAGTTCGGCGGGTAAGCACGGATGATCTTCATGGCTTAGAACCCACCCACGTTCCCTAAGCCAACAGCGATGCCGTAGCAGAAGCAGTCGAGTGCATCATCCTCTTGGTCTTTGATCCCAAGCCGGTAGCCGAAAACTTGCTTCATGAAATGGTTCGCCGTCCTGCCTTTGTAGATCGAGACCTTATCGCGAGCGAAGGCGCTGAGCCTCACCTGCCCGCGATAGACGTAGCCCGAGACGTTGATCGCGCGCTCGTCTTTGCCCAGGGACGTAAGCTTCGAATCTATCGCCGTCGCCCGCCAGTTGCGGCGCTTGGCTTGCTGCAGCAGGATCGTGCCGCTCGCTTTATCTTCGATGAAGGCACCCAAAGAACCAGCCCGCGCTCCGGTCGCCGCAGCGAGTTCTTCCAGCCGCTTATAAACGCCTGGGAGCCACGCTTCGAGGAGCGAACCCTCGACCTGCACGACGTCCCAGTCGAGGATAACCAACTGCGGCCGGTCGCGCCCGACCTTCGAGTAAGACCAATAAACGACCGCCGTCGCGTCGTGGTCCTTTCCGGTCTTCACCGCCGTGTCGATGGTCGCGAAGACGGCGTCGACCTTCGCTGGATAGGCGACCGGCTCGCCGTTCTCTAGGCAGTCGACGAGGGCGAAGAACTGAACACCCGACCAGTCGACGAACTCGGCGAGGTATTCTTGCTTGAAGACAAGCGGATGGTTCTCCGCCTGCAGCTTCGCCAGCTCTCCCTCTGGGAGGAACGGGTTATCGAACGTCGTAAAGTGGCAGTCGGCGAAACCGTACTTCGGCTCGTGGCAGATCGCATAGAAGAAGTTGTCGTCCGCGATCCCGTTTGTATTCGATGATGCTATCGCCCATCCGCCGTAGTCGAGGAGCGTCGGCTTGATCGCCTTCTCCCACGTCGCCATCATGTTAGGCTTCGTGAAGGCGCCCTCATCGATGACAACGCCGTGGTACTTTCTCGACCGGCCGGCGTCAGGGTCCTCAAGCGTCCAGAAGTCGATACGGCCTCCGGTGATCGTTCGATAAACACCGTCGACCTTCGAGGATGCGAGCCGGACCGGCTTGAGGATCGTAGCTATCTCGTTATAAGCCTCGCTCAGCCTTTTATAGTCCGGGGCGAACCAGCCGATGCTCTTACTCTTCGTAGCCGCGTCGCAAGCGACGGTCTTATCGAAATCGGTTTTCCCGAAACGCCGGCCGCACCGTAGCGCAAGAAAGCGATGCGCCTTATGTGCCCAGAAGGCAGCGACTTGGCCACCCCGCTCTGGCGGAACCGCCTTGCCGTTGTGCAAGGTGGGAAGCTGAACGGTAATGGCCACGAATCACGATGGCGAATCGGGGAGGCCGCCCTTAACGACGACGGAGGAATCAGGCTCCTCGGCGTTCGGCGCCCGGTACTGACCGCCCAGGTGCTTCAAGAGGGCGATCAGCGATTCGCGACGGTTCGATGCTTTGAACTTGTATTTCATGATCTTCGATGGAGGTTTTTCACCATCACCATCGACAAGGCGCATCACCTCGGCCTCGTAACCCTCGATCCCGGCTAAATCTTCCTCGGTGGCGCCGGTGAAGTCGTAAGCGAGGTCGCCGTTCTCATCGACCTTAATGAACTTCGATAGACGGTTGAAGGCGAGAAGCTTCAGCTCGCCGATGATCTTGTCGATGGAGACTTCGTGTTTTGCTTCGACCCTATCGCGAGCTGCCTGCAGCTTTTGCTGCACGCTAGGGCGACGGAGCATGCGGCTCGCGCAAACGCCTAACGTCCTCGGGTTGCCTTTATATCCAGCAAAGCGACAAGCTTCAACACCGTTAAAGGTTTTTAGATACCCGATGACGAAGAGACGTTCCCTCTCTATCGTAACCTTAGTCATCGCTAGTCCACAGCTTCGACCATCGAATAGCTCATCGGCACCGGGAAGGAACGGCCGAAAAGCGAGACCATCACATCAATACGATCCTCGTCGTCCCAAACCTTATCGACGATCCCGTTAAAACCACTGAACCAGCCGAAGGTTATCCTCACCTCCTGCCCCATCTCGTAAAGCCCAGACATCGCCGCCGGCATATCGTCCACGACATCGCCGCCGCGCAGCCGACAGTGCAGATCGTACATCGCCGCGTCGTTTACCGGCATCGGGTTCTCGCCGGCCGAAATCAAACGCAGCACGCCGCGCGTATTGTTGATCGCTTGCCAGCGATCCC